TGAAACCATTTGATTACTAGCACATGTTGTCGGTGTACAGCTTGTATCAGGCCCAGTTGGATCATCACCAAATGCATTTGTTGTTCCAGCAGGACATCCTACACATCGATTAGATGCAACCCTTTGATTCGCATTACATGGCGCACTAGAAATTGAAATATCTGAACACTGATCGACAACACCTGGTGTGGTGGGTGGTAATGTATTGTCACCTATTTCTAACCAACAATTGCCTGCAGCTATACAACTTGATTTTGTCCTTTCTGAAGTAGGAGTATTACTATGACACTCAGATTCGTCACCAAGATAACAACCACAACTTGCTGGTTCTGATACATCTTTTAGATAACATTTCCACGGGTTGCTACCTGTATTTACTCGAGTACTACTAGTAATATTGGTATGTATGTAACATAATGCGCCAGCGAACCATTCGGTACCGTCTCCGTCTCGCCCATTTGGATGAACACTAAACCCGACACAATTATCATCCGCGTTACATATATCTTTACATTGATCTAAACTATTAGGATAGTACGTGGTATTATTGTGCTTATAGTCATATTTACCAGACACCCGTCGAGTACTGCGCATGTCATCCCAATTACTAGACGGCCCACACAATTCATTAGAACTCCCTTTAGTATAACCCATAAATTTTATATAATATATACAATATTTTATTTTTTTTTAAATTTGAATAATTAATTCGTATAAGCTTTAATACTAATTTGCACTATTTCTTATGGAAGATATCGAAGATACAACATCTCAATCAAAATTAAACGAATTTGTTAAAGAATTTTCAGGGTTTGTTTTTGATGAAGAAAAAGATTTTCAAAAAAGATACAATGAAATGAAAGTAAAATATCGTCTTTGTCCAAGTAAGCCTCAAATGAGAACTACCTATAATAAATTAATTGTCAAAAATGAAATTTTTCCAAATAAAGGATTCCTTAAATATTCATTGAAAAGAAAATGTAGATCACATTCTGGTGTAACAGTTATTACAATCCTTACAAGTCCAACTCCTGAATATACAAATTCAAAAGGGGAAAAAGTAAAACAATCTTTCAGTTGTGGTAAAAGTTGTGCTTACTGTCCAAATGAACCGGAAGTACGCCTTATTTTAGAGGTAAAAGATATCAGTATAAAAGATAAACAAATTAAAGTTTTTACCGAAGATAGTATTCGTTTAATTCGTATGTTATCGTATATTATTAAAGATGGTTTCCATTATGATGTAGAAAAATGTTCCCATTTTAAAGATAATAATTTTATCATTACATTCGAAGAAAGTATTGAAGGAATCTTTATTAAAGATGAAATAATTATTGGTGTAAAAATAGAACAACCCCGTAGTTATCTATCAACTGAACCAGCTGTACTTAGAGCAAATAGAAATAACTTTGATCCTGTTTTACAAATTTATGATCGTTCTGATGCCCTCGAATATTGTGGTCATGAAGTTGATAAAATTGAAATATTAGTTCTTGGGGGTACATGGGATCACTATCCATTGGAATATCAAAAGGAATTTATCCGTGATATTTATTATTCTATTAATACATTAGTTAATCGTATTGGTAACCGGTTATCTTTAGAAGAAGAAATTAATTTTTCACAAACTTCAAAAAAAAGAATAATTGGACTTACTCTTGAAACACGTCCTGATTGTATTAATCTTAAACAAATCAAGAAGTTAAGGGAATTTAATGTTACAAGATTACAGATTGGCGTACAACACATTGATAATGATGTATTAGAATATATCGAAAGAGACTCTACAATTGAAGATACTATATATGGTAATCATCTTTGGAAACAAAATGGGGGGAAAGTTGATTGGCACTTAATGCCTGACCTTCCAGGAAGTAGTTTTGAAAAGGACTTACAAATGTTTCAAAAAATATTTAGTGTTCATTCAGTAAAAGAAATTTCTAAAAATTACTATGTTTATCATCTAAAGCATCCCGAACTTCAAGCAGATCAATTAAAAATTTACCCTTGTTCAGTAGTCGATTGGACAAAGATTAAAGAATGGTATGAAAATGGTACTTATAAACCATATTCAGAAGACGAAGAAAAACTAATTCAAGTTATAATTTTGATTAAACAAAAGGTATTTCCATGGATTAGAATTAATCGTATCATTAGGGATATTCCCAATCTAAATATTATTGGCGGAAATCAAAATGTAAACCTTCATCAAAAAATTATTGACAAAAAGGATGTAAAATCAATGTGTATTCGATCACGGGAAGTTAAAAATAATTTGAAAGATATTCATAATGCAGAATTATTCATACGAATGTATAATGGAGTAGAATCCACAGAATACTTCATAAGTTATGAAAGCCCAGATCAAAAGATTCTTTATGGTTTTCTACGATTAAGAATAAACCATACAAATAAAGATTTAATTTACAAAGAATTAGAAGATTGTACTTTTATCAGAGAACTCCATGTATATGGTTCTGTAGCAAAACATGATAATAAACTAAGTGAAAATGTTCAACATATGGGTTTCGGAAAAAAACTATTGAAAAAAGCAGAAGAAATTACAATTGAAAATGGTTTCCGTAAAGTTGCGATTATTTCTGGTGTAGGTGTAAGGGAATATTATGAAAATCAAGGTTACAATCTAATTCAAAATTATATGATAAAAGAATTTCATTGGTATTCTCCGTCATTTTATGAAATAACAATTATCTTAACACTCGTATTTATTTGTCTAAGTATTATATATGATTTCGTGTATTTGTAGAAATAAATGTAATTGGTGTAAAAAAAGGAAATCAAATGAAGAATTATGGAAAATAAATATATGGTGCAAATGGTATGGATTACATATTTGTGAAGATTGTTATGATAAAAAAAAGAAAGGGATTTAAACCTTATATTTTTTTTATAGTATGGAATTATCTAATACTTATATTACAGAAGATATCATTGATCTTATTTTTAATAAATTAAATCATGATTGTAAAATCTCTTTTTCTCAAATAAATAAATATTCATACAATAAATACAAACATTCAATTAAATATTTAGTTTATAATTATGTAAATCTTGATTATTTATGTTTTAAAAAGTGTTTTCAAAAATATAACTATTCAGAAGAAGAACTTATACAATTGGGTAATATTGCTATTAAAAATGTAAAAACTATCTGGGGTTCCGCATTATCTGGTTATTACGACTTACGATATATTTTTGAATTAATCTATAATGGATTGGATATCAAACATAGCGCAATTGTAGAAAATACTAACGCGTTGAATCTAAAAGTTATTATGGAAAAAATAAAACAATGTATTTCATGGAACCGTTCAGAAACAATAAACAATATTAATAATGAAGTCATGTTATATCCATTACAATATAGATTTCAACCAATTCTTAAAGATATTAAACATAAAAATATACAAGATAATAATTGGAACTATATTTAATGGAATATTCGTTAACAATGAATCAAGAAATTGCATTAATTATTTTTGATAAGATCCCAATCCCGGATTTATGTATATTTATAATTGATCAAAAATGTAAAAAAGAGGAAAATGATACCTATAATTATCATTATGAAAGGTGGGAAACAATTGCATCAAAATACTTTAAATCATTTGAATATGATAGAGATAAAAGAAGGATACCATATTCATATGTTTTAGATAGTAAATTTTACACTGCATACAGAGATAAATGTTTGGATTATTATTATGAAACAGGTGTATCTTATCAAGTAAGAGATTTGTTGATGGATATTATCAATTGTCCTAATGATGACCATAGTATTATTAATAAAGACAATGATGAATGGAGGAAATCGGATGATGAAGTATACTCTATTTTAGCTAAAAAAATAATGGACCGGTTTAAAAATTAATGTTTCAAAATTTGAAACTTTAGTTTTGAAATAATTTTAAAAAATAAAAAAATGAGTGATACAATGATTCAAGCAACCAGCAATGAACGTTATCGTCTGAAGAAGCTTATGAAAGGTAATGATGGTACAACATATCCTGATGCTCTGAATGAAAAGACAGACGATTCAATTGATGCAGGGTCTAAGGTAATCAAGGCAAAGTATGAAGATGGAAGCCTTGTATCTATCTACAATAATGGTCGTCCGATGAATGATAATGACCGTCTAAAGTACATTCAGTTGGATAGTGAAAAATCTGAAGAATCTTCGGATGAGGAAGAAACTTCTCCTGAACAAATTGGCAAGTATGGGATTGGTGCCACGAAAGCTCGTGCAAGATTTAGTGGTAGGGATGGTATGGAAATTACTACATCTGTTGATTCAGAAGGGAACGGACATCAGATTAAGATTGATATGTCATCACTTCTAGATAAGGAAAAGACACCAAACAATTGTTGGACTGGTGATTCAGAATTTAAACCAACATGGAAGAAGATTGAAGGAAGAAATGTATATGAAGAAGGCGTAACAACCGAATACATGAATCCTTCAAGTCATAATTTCGTACCTTCATCAGTAATTATTGAACACATGAAAATGTACCAATATTATGTCGAAAAAGGTGTCATTCTACAACATACATTTGATGATGTTGAATACACAGTTCCTCAACTTATTTCACCAGAAAATGTGAAAAAGCTTGTAAAGAGTATTAAGATTCATAAGGATCACAGAGACCGTTACTATTATCAATATGATAAACCAGGGGGTGGTACTGGATTTGTAGGTCCTAAGGGACGCGGATATGGACATATCGATAGTATTAAGGACGGTGTTGGAGAACCTTCTGAAACATTTCTTATCTTTGAATTTCCAAAGATTTCTGAGGTCATAACTAAGGATATGAAAGAATCTAAAGAAATGCATTATGCATTCATGAATGCTATTAAAATGATGTCTCAAAATATCTTGGTTGAAGAATCAGGGAGAGTAATTGTCAATTGTGGTCAGAATAACATTTATATCGATAATGTAGATGATGAAAGTGCAGTTAAGTCCTCAACTAAAATTGTAAAGGAGGCGTTCTTTAATGGTATTAATATTAAGCAAGACGAACGTAATCTTTCAACTATTCCTCTAAGCATTTACGGTGATGGAGGAAAGAGTCGTAGTGGAGATATGGATTGTCAGAATCTTTATGAGTTTGCTTCTAAGACTTGGGAAACATATTCAAAGAATGAGGTGAATCTTGCAGAAGAAATAAAGAGTCGTGTTACTCTTGACATGATTCCTGGTCTTGATAAGGTCCTAAAAGATATGTGTACTTCTTTCAATAAGTATCTTAAGAATGAAATCAAGAAATATCATGATAGCCTTTTGACCGAAGAAGAAAAGAAGAAGAAGAAAGAAGAAATTAAGAGGAAGAAGGAGGAAAAGAAGAAAAAGAAGGTGAAGGTAAATGTCGAAGATATTGGAACTCAAGTACCTGATAAAAAAGTAGTCGTTTCTCCCAAAATCGAGGAACTAGTTCCTGAACTTATTGAGGATCCAGGGGTAAAAGAGCCAGAACCAGAACCTGAGCCAGAACCAGGACCGGAACCAGAACCGGAACCAGAACCGGAACCGGAACCAGCTCCTAGACTTCCAGCACCTCCAAGAAGGGTGAGCTTTTATCAAGGTGATATACCAAATGAAGATGGTAATCGTATTGTAGAGGCATACCTAAAAAGTATGAAGGATAGTGGTAGTCTTTATAGTGGTATTGATCTTGAAATTGTGAATAAGATTGTTAAGAAAAATATGTAAATCATTTTATAAACATTGTTTAATTAATTTAGCCCATTGTGAAGGATCTTTTTTATCCGGCGGCGCATTTAAATATTCCCAATCATAGAAGCCCCCTACTTGAGGATATTTTTTTTTTATTTGAACAATAGTTTCTAATGCACCTTTAAATGTATTTTCATTAAATTGTCCTGATTCCATACCCATAACAATTTTTTCAGGTGGATAACCATTTTGAATAATTGAATCATATGTATCTTTTGTAAAAGAGTCATAACATTGAGTATTAAACCAATGAATATATTTACCTTCATCTGATTGATAAAGTTGTTTATAATTAATACCTGATATAGAACCTCCGTCATTCATTAATGAAGAACTAATCGGAGCCATAGTAATTGTAAATTCTTCTCCGAAATCTTCCACTAATTTATTTATTAGCATTTGAATATTTTCCAATGATGCGTGTTCTTCAATATCTAAATCAACCCCTTGTATCCATGGTCTATCCTTTAACATTTGAACAAGTTGCGGATAATAAACATTAAAATCAGTAAATAATTCATTGTAGGCTAATCCAGCTCCACCCATCATGACCATTATTTTACAACCTTGTACAGATGCTTTTTTTGTTTCCATCCATAAATCATCAAAAATATTATTGTCGGGGGAATTATCATTTAAATATATTTTTTTTTCTCCATCTTTTTCTTTTCCAAAATGTATTGATGATACAATAATAACATCAATATCTTGAATATGCGATAACATTTTATATAAACCTATAAATGTTTGATAATAATAAATAGTTTTCATCTTTATTTATAGTAAGATTATTTACCTTAAATAATAAATAATTTTATCAAAAAAAAGAAATTGTATATAGTAAATAGATTCATGGTTAAATCTTCATCATGTTGTAATCATAAAAGGACAGCTAAAAAATGTAGAAGGAAAAAAGATGGAAAAACATTTGAACTACCTAGAAAATTTACAAAAAAAAGATGTTTGAAGGGTGTAAAAGGTTTCACAATGAAAAGTAGCTGCGCGCCTTATAAATATTGTAAAAGAGGTGGAAAGAAAACAAAAAAAAGTTTCCTTTACAATCCAAATGATCCAAGTAAATCTTTTGATGTCTACATTGATAAAGATCCAAGCGATACAATTTCTATTCAATACAAAACCATACAAGATGTAAAAAAAACTATTCGTAAATTAGAAAAACTATATAAACAAGGAAAATATCCACATAAACGTATTTGGCAAGTTGGAATGATTATGTATGTAAGATTAAAGGTTTTAAAAAATAAAAAACCGAATGAATACAAACTTTCAAAAAAATACTTTTATTTTTTGAAAAAACGAACAAAAGTCAAAGGTGAAAAAGATAGAAAATTATTAAAGTTTAAAATTAATTGAGGATTTCAATAAGAAGACTCATCCAATCTTCCTTGATGTTTTCTGGACGAAGTTTGTCAAGTGCTTTTCTAGCTTCGATTGCATTTTTCTTTCGTATTTCTGGATCAATTGAAATTGTTTCTTTGAGTGTTTGAGTAAAGTTTTGAATATCATTCTGATAATTATCAACATCAACCTCATACGTATAAACGTTGTTCATTACTTCTTCAATAATTTCTTTCGGACCATCAATATTTGATACAATCACAGGTACCCTACGATCAAGACATTCACAAATCGTATAACCAAATGGTTCATAAATCCCAGTTATACAATTAATACCAATATCTTTCCAATATTGTTCTTTAATTTCCTTGTCAGATGTAAATGGGATGATTTTAAGTGATGATTCATACTTTTTTTCAAGTTTTCTCCAGTATGCATTATCATATTTATCATAATCAACACCCATGTTTACAACTGAAATACCGTCAATTTTATTTTGATTAATAGATACAATAGGTAGCTCTGGTCGTTTCCGTGGTACGTGTCTCCCGATATATCCAAGTGTATTTGAACTATAATCAATATCTAGTTCTTCATTATCATATTTTGGTTGATAACTATTGTAAATTACTTGGGTCTTTGTATCAAATAGATTATAACCAAAATGGTTATAATATTCTTCTTCAGCTTTACTAATCAGGACAACATAATCAGAATGTTGAAATGTAATTTCTTGTTGATTAAAATTACTTGTATAACACGATCCTAGATTTGTAATGTTCTCCATACGAATGAGTGAATGACATACTGAAATAATATTTAGATTTGGAAAATATTCCTTAATTTGGATAATCGTATCAAGGGCAATCCATAGATTATTAACACACACATCAATATCCGAAAAACACCTTTCAATATCTTCTGGAGTTTCAATAATACGTATACCTTTGTATTTTTTGTAGCATTCTTCGGGTAGTTTATCATTGTATGCAAGGAAAATTGGAATAACTTCAATTCTTTCATCTCCTTCGAACATTTTAATAAAATTCACAATCCATGTTGCAACTCCTCCATAAACGATTGGAGGGATTTCATTTGTTAGAAGTCCAAGCTTAATTCTTTCTCCTCCTCTCTTGTTTTGATGGATTAAATTTCGAAATACAAGATTTTCTTCAAAATCTCCGAAAAGATAATATCTCAATGTTTCAAAGATCATTAGGAAAATAGATATCATGTGTTTGTACATTGTTACAGGAAATGTAATATTGACAAACATCTTTCTTTTACTTTTTAAAAAAAAACTTTAAACTGTTTTCAAATTTAGTTTAATAAATTATAAAGTTGATATAATTCTGAATAATTCCATGTTAATTTCTTCGCAGATAAAAATTCATTTGTGTTTGGATTAAATTGTTCAGGAAGGATTAAATTTGGATCAAGTGTTAGTACTCTTTCTAAAATACCGTTCGCAATTTCGATGTAATTGTTGTTTGGATTTGATTTTGAACGATGCATTGGTTTATCATAATTGATAATATTTCTCTTCTTATACAACTCTAAATATACTTGTCCTAATGCCAATGAACAAATTATCCATGCATGTCCATTATAATATTTATCTTCAGGATATCTCCCTATTAAATTAAGTTCATCATGATCATATTTTTTTCTAAAAAATTCTATTAATTTATCACAAGTTACATGAATATATTCAAGTGGTACGGTCTTTAAAATATCTTCATCGTAATCAATATGACAATATGCTAATAGATTTGCCGCATCATGATATTTAATGATAGTTCCTTTTTCATTGAATGAGGAAATAATATGATTATCACAAATATGGTCTTTTAAATTATTCGATAATTTTTCAATACATACTTTTAATTTTTCAAAATCAATAATTTCACGAAGTAATTTATATTGTTTGAATGAATCTTTTAAAAATTTAAGTTGAACCATTCTTGTATAAAAATGCCATCCTTTGGATTCTTCCCATAAATCATATGAAACTTTATTGTAATTATCCATAATATATTCTAAATCTTTCGTAAGGATTGGTAATATTAATTGATTAATAATCGTATCATATTTGTATTGGAATAATTCAATGATTTTGTAAAGCATTATACCTCTTAATGCAGGTCCATCATTTTGTGGTCTCCCCCAATCACCATCAAATGCGGTACAATTAATATTATATTTCGGTTCTCCTAAACCAGTTATTGTTTCTAATCCTTGAATCTTGCTTTCATTCTCTAAATAATTCATAATATACTGAAAATAAAGTGATTCTTTTGTTTTTGCATACATATCAATAAATGTCCTCATAACAAGAGCTGAATCTCTTATCCAATGATATTTATAAGGTGGATCTTCGGAAGGGGATGCAATAATTATACCTACATGTGACATCGTATTTGTATTTTCTGTTATTCGTTGAAGAATTTTGTCTATATACTGGTTCGTCGCCATACTAATATAATCAAGATTTATTTTCTTTTTTAAACTAAATTTGATTGTTTGATTAAAAAAATAATAAACTAAACATGGACGATCATATTATGGGGAGATATCAAATGGATTCTATTCATTCAGATGGAACAAATCATATCGTTGAATTAGCGGCTGCAATGATTAATTATTTTGATCTACTTCAAAAAGATACAATTTTATTTCTTGATTCTTCAATTTCAGAAGTTGGTTCAGGGGATGTTGCATCAAACCTTCGTTTTAAGATTAATAAGAAAATTAATGATTCTGTTGTCAAAAATACTGTTTCGTTGCTTTCAAAATACAATGAACTTAATGATAGACCAATTGTAATTACATCGATTCATAGAGATAATAGACTTTATTCATTTAAAATAAATGAAGATAGTACAATCAATATTATTGATAATATGATATCATCAAGGGATAGAGAGAAAGAAGAATTACTGGAAGCGTTTCTTGATCGAGTTAATTTAACATCCACTCGTATTTATAAAATGCGTGATGCTTCAAAGGGAGCCAATTTCTATACATATCTTGCAGATGTTCTCTGTTTTATCAATCAAATGAATTACTTTAATCATCCAGAAATGTTTCAAGAAGAATATTTTACACCGAATGTTGTAAATACTCTAACAAGGGGTGGAGGATTAAGGGGTATTGGACAACCTGTTCCTGGAGAATTCGTACTCAAAGAAATCACTCTTCCTAATGGAAAAACATGGAAACCTCAACATGAATTTAATTATCTCTACTTTGAAAAAGGTGGGGATCAACCTCATCTATTCAGTATTCCCAAGGTAAGTACTGTTGAAAATACTTACAATCAAATGTGGAAACTTATGGAAAATGGTGATAATTCTATGAAAAAACAAGTGAGGGACCATTTTCATAGAGTAAAGGAATATCTTCGTTGGTCAGATTATTTTGTCAATGATATTGATGATGCAATTACCATGTGCATTATTCTTCATGCATATATGGTTCCATCATTATCTGATTCAGAAAAAAAAGTAAAAAATTCAGTTGAAGAAATTATTGAACAATTGTACTCTACTTTAGATGAAAGATAGCTATAGTTTTGTAAGAGTACTATTCATCTTTTTAACTATATTTTTGGAGTCCCTTATTTTGTTTATCATTTTATCTCCGATAGTCTTGTGGCTATTTAGATAGCGGACTACAGCTTGAAGATCTACTCTCATAGGATAGTTTTGTGAATATCCCCAAGGATTAATATATCCTTCGGGTAAAATTACAGATGTTTTTAAGATTACTCCTACATGGTCTATATGTGTGTCTATTCTATTTCTATCTTTAATCTGGGGTGTTATTTTTGAAAGACAAGTATCAATTGTATGGATTTGGTGGAGATGCATCTTTAATGCTTCTTGATATCTCTTTATACTCGTTTCCTTGTATTCTACAATAGGTTGATATCTCTTTTTTATTTCTTGCTTTGTTTTCCCATATACAACCATTTTTGCATTTTTATGTTTCTTTTTGAGTGGTACCCCCTTCCTGAATTCTTTTTCATAGAGATAGTTCCATACTCCATTTGTATCAAATATATCTTTCATTTCATTCGAGAGAAGTGTTAGAGGAAGAACGGATACAAATGGGGGTGGTTTCCACATAGATGTTATAGAATCATATCTTTTGATCTGTTGATGGGTGAGTTTCTTTTTCCAATGTTTACGATATGGCAAACCATTGTTAAACCTTATCATTTCTTCTTCGTCTTTTCCTTGAATGATAAAATCAAGGATCAAAAATATACACTCTTGGGGGAGTTTCTCAAACATATTGTTTCTTTTTTCTTTTGAAAAAAAGAAAAGTATTAAAATTCAAATTTACAAAAATAATATTTTATTTTTTATCCTGTATATGTCTTTCGTATCGAGGATTTTGAAACTCTCTTTCAATATCAACTAATTTTTTATCGTCTCTCTTACTTAATCTTCCGATAGTTGCAAAATTGAGTAAATCGATAAATTCTTCAAAATAACGATACATCTCTACTTCTGATATCCTTGCCACATCGGGCATAAGTCTACTTCTTTGAAATCTTGATGAACCAAGTCTTACAAATGTATTTTTCATATTGATTAAATTTTCTACCCCATCTTCCCTTGTTCTCCCATGTTTCAACCATCGTAAGACTTCTTTTATCTTTGGTTGTTTTCCATAGGTATCTATATACCAATTACGATAAGTATCACCATTTATAAAATTGGGTGTATTCATTTCTCCTTCTCCATAAACAAACCAAGTATTTTCTCTCATTTGAAATTGTGTTCCATCAAAAATTTCTAAGAAAGAATCTTCCATCTGTAATAAGAACTGAAAAATACGGTTGTCGATTCCATCTTGTATGTCAGGTATAAATGGGATAACTGGAGGACAATTTAACATCGTTATCCACCATGTTAAACTCCCTTCAACATATTCTTTTTGATATCTTTTCATCCTTTGATATACCCGTGTGGCTTTTTCTTCTCCTAAATCATACCGAGGGGTTGAACCCCAACGTTCAATAATTTCTTTCATCCGTTCGACACCAATAAAATTATTCACAGCATCTAAAAATTCATCTTCTTTCCACATTTTCCCCCATGTATCCATTTCTAATTGAACTAATTCATCCATATCAGAAATTTCGGAAAATATATTTCTCTTCACTTGGAAATAAACACGATATTCTAAAGGCGGTTTATCTTCATTACCATAGGATAAATAACGTTTTAAAAAACTAACGATATTTTGCTCCATTAAACAAGGGAACTCATCCGATAATTCGTCCATCATTAATTGATATTGAGCAAGCGAAGCACGCACTCGCATATTATCAATTTCACATATATCTCGAATTTTCTTTTCAATGATAGTACTCATCTTACATGGCAAGATATATCTATCATGAATACTTGGTTCTCTACATTTTTTCCATAGTTCAGGACTTGTTTTAAAACAATAATTCATACGATCCTTACATTTTAATTGACCTAAAATAGCATCAGGATCATCTTTTCCAAGTAGATCTAGTTTCCCTTGCATATGAGGTAGATCTTCTAATTCAACTGGCCCTACTGGATTCTCTTGAAATTCAAGGATACCTGCTAAATCTTCAATCTTTGTTTTTTCTTTATCCCTCAACGTTTTCAAACCAGTCAAAAGTTGTGGATTGACTGTATAAATACTATCATCCCCCTTTCTTTTTTCTTTCAAATATCTCATCTCAATTTCAGGATCTTCCATTACTCGAGGGAATAATGTTTTTGCTTTTGACAATGCTCTTTTTCTACGACTTGACACACTTTTACTCTTACTTTTTCTACTTTTGGAAGGTGTAGATCTTATCTTCTTTGAACGCGATTTACTTTTACTTTTGCTTTTTGTAGGAGTACTTTTTGCTCTTCCTAAAGCACTTGTTCTTAATTTTACAGAAGCATAAGGGCGCTTTTTCTTTCTTCTTCCTTTCTTCTTTGTCTTCTGTTGACGATAACCAGGCATATATATATATATATATATATATAATATATACATTTATATTATATATACTGACGATGGAAATATCAGGATTAGATTTTGTTTTAATTAATATCCTTTCATATATGGGTGGTGTAGTAACTGGCCTTTTAATATGTTGTAAGCACAAAGATAAGTTATTGGTAAAATCTAGGAGTATAGAGGGTTTATCGGGAATATCTTCGGAGAATCAAGTACAATACTCAGCTCCTGTGATTGCTTCCGCTCCACCGGATTTAAATAAACCTGTAAAAATAACACTTGAATAAATGTAATTATACGATATAATTAATCAATTTTTTTTTTACACATTGTTTCATTTTTGTATTTATTGGCGCGAAAATAAGAAAGAGGATGTCCTTTTAAAATTAAAGGATAATTTTTTTTAAAACGATAATACTTTGGTTGATTAATAAAAGAAAAAAATGTTATTCTTTTATACAGACTTCCACGGACACAATACATGATTTCATTTTCATAGATTGTACTAACCTTATATTTTTTTAAATATTCATCTATTTTCTTGGAAAATTGTTTATTTAAGTTTTTTTTATGTTCTCTACTTGAATCACTTGGGAAATATGTTTCATATAAATAGTATGAGACATCTATATTTAAAAAACGTAATGGTGAATTACTATCCATATTAATAACAGATAAATTATAATTTGTTAGGAAACGGAAATTTTCCACTAAATTCAACGACATCCTTTTTTAATTGTTTAAATTCATTCATTTCTTCAGAATTAAAAAACACATCGACATCAGTTTTAAAATCAACTAATTTTTTAGAAGAAATACCCTTTCCTAATAAAATACCACGATGTATTAGATCCGCCAATGGCTTACAATGTTCTTCTTTTAATCCTCTTGTTGTCATTGCACATAGCCCAATACGAATACCACCTGGGGATAAGGCACTTTTATCTCCGCGGATAGTATTTTTATTTACACTTACATTCACTTTTTCAAGAATATATTCTACTTTACTACCAGTAATGTCCTGATCTCTTAAATTAATGAGTAATAAATGATTGTCTGTACCATTTGTACATAGTTGATATCCTAAATTATGTAATTCTTTACCTACTACTTTTGCATTATTCTTTACATTTAAAATATATTCATGAAACTCTGGTTCTGAGGCTTCTTTAAGGGCAACAGCTACAGCAGAAATAACATTATTATGAGGTCCTCCTTGTAAAGAAGGGAATACGGCAAAATCTACTTTATCAGATAAATGTTTCTTACTAAAAATCATACCAGAACGAGGACCTCTTAAACTTTTATGTGTTGTTGTAGTTACAATATCTGCATATAAAAATGGATTCTTTGCCTCTCCTACAGCTATCAATCCAGAAATATGTGCCATATCGACCATTAAATATGCACCAACTTTTTTTGCTATGGATTGAATTCTTTCATAGTCCCAATCCCGTGGATAGGCAGATCCTCCTGCAATAATACATTTAGGTAAAAATAATTTTGCTCTTTCTTCTAATTCATCGTAATCGATTAATCCAGTTTCTTGATTAACTTCATAAGACAATGATTCAAAATAAATACTTGTCGCAGATACTCTTTTTTTATCATTGTAATATCCGTGCGTTAGATGTCCTCCACTGGGTAATCCTAATCCCATAATACGATCATGGGGTTCTAATAATGCTGTGTAAACAGCAAAGTTTGCAGGAGATCCAGAATAAGGTTGTACATTAACACACCATTCATTTTCATCTAAACCATATAATTTTAATGCTCGTTTTTTACATAATTCTTCCATTTCATCGATATGTTCATTTCCACCATAGTATCTTTTACCAATTTGTCCTTCGCTATATTTATTTGTCATAATTGATCCCAATGCTTTTAATACATTATCCGAAGTAAAGTTTTCACTCGCGATTAATTCTATGCCATTTTTTTGTCTTTCATATTCTTTTTTGATAATTGTAAAAACTTCTTCGTCCATTTTTAATTTAATAGAATAAAAATTTTAAATATTATATTAATATAAATATAAATATAAATGGAACTTTTAAGAAATAATCCGGTTTCGATAGTTAACCTTTTCCCCCAAGAGAACCTAATTCAAAAATTTGAAAATAACGATGAAGAAGTAGTTGAAGGTTTTGGAGCAGGTGGTATTGTTTTAATGCAGCTATTATGCTGTTTATTATCTCTATACGCAAATTATATTATTATTAAATGCTATTGTGGTGACTTCTTATATATACTTGTATTTGGATTACTTTTATCATGTTGCCCACTTTGTACAATCCCATATTTATATTACCAACATTTTGTTAAAGGTTGTGGCAAAGGGAGAGTAGGGTTTCCTTAATACTTCAATCCATATTTTTGAATATATTTATCCTTTTTCTTAATGTAATCATTATTGTACAATGATAAACATGTCTTATAAATAAAAAAATACCATCTTTCATATATAAGTGTTTTCCAAATTGTATTGCATCTGAAGATTTGATGTATTAAAAAATATGTCAGTGGTGTCCTTATAAATAAAAGAAAATTTAATTTTTTATATTTTACATAGTTTCGTAAGCATCCTAAAAAAGGAGTTATTAAATAAAGTAAAAACATTTTTGCATTAAATATTATTTAAGAAAATAATCTTAAATAATAATAAAATGAATCGAGGAAATGAACTTAAAAAACAAAAAAAATATCATGATGCATGGAAAATATCAAAAAAATATACAACTATTTTGATGGATCATAGTTCAAAAGATGAACATTTCACACTTGCACCAAATACTTATCAACAATATCTATCTGAATTAAAACATAAAAACATCCCAAGAGATAAACAAAAAAATTATATTCAAGTATGGGATACAATGATTAATACATTATACAATAATCCAAAGGTTGATATATGCAGAGCTTCTCTTAAATTACTACACCAAACGAGTGTTCAGAGATCAAATTAATAATCTTCGTATTCTACATCACCTTGAATAATCATTTCTAATTCATTAGTATTCATTTGATAAATTTTTTTTATTGCATTTTTTTGTAATTCAATAAATGATTGATGGATTGAGTTCGGTTGAACAAACTGAATTAATTGATCATTATTCATTTCTATAATTTTAAGAATGACAGTTTTTTGAAGTGATGCAAATGAATTTGTAATAACCATACTATTTATTAAAATATTAAAATTATTCCATTTAAACTATTATTCCATTTAAACTATTAATCTCCCAGACGGATTGTTTTCTTTGCTCCATTTTGGCATCCAATAATATGGAATAATATCTTCGTGTCCAGGATAATATTTCTGAAATACTGAAAAATAGTATTCTTTTTCATTCATTTCATAATTTTTAATTGTAAATTCGTCAATAATTTCGTACCATGGTTTTTCAAATGAAGATACACCATCTGAAAATCCATCTTTTCTTCTCCATACAATTTCTTCGGGTAAATATTCTTCAAATGCTTTCCTTAATAAATATTTTTCCATTCCATCTCTCACAACTTTCTTTTTAGGGTCAATACCCATATAGTATTCCATAAATTCTTTATCAAAGTAAGGGACCCTTACTTCTAAACCAGCTCCAGCAGTTGTTTTATCACCTCGTAAAACATCGAAAAATCTTACATCTTTTAATAAACGAATACATTCGTTTTGAAAGGCGGTTGGATTTGGAGCATTGTGAAAATAAAGATATGATCCAGATGCTTCATCGCTTCCTTCACCACTTAATATCACTTTAATATCTGTATTATCTCTTATATATTTAGAAAGTAAAAACATCGGTACAGATGCACGTATTGTCGTAGTATCTTTGGATTCAATTTGATAAATTGTTGAATCTATCGCTTCTAACATTTCTTTTTCTGAAACAATTACAGATGTATGATTTGTACCTAAATAATCAGCTACTTTTTGCGCAGATAATAAATCAGGAGCACCTTCTAATCCAATAGCAAATGTCCTTACTTTTGAAGGTTCTACATTCTGACAAACAAGGGCTGTTATTATACTACTATCTAAACCACCAGATAGCAAACATCCGAATGGACGGTCACATATTAATCTTTTTTGAACTGCTTTTTTTAATTTTGTTTGAATTACTTGTGCAATGTTTGATTCATTTGTTTCCACAATTTTTTCATAAATCATCGGATAGAATGTATGGGTTTTATGGGTGTTTTTGTTAAGATCAATAATAGTAAATGATCCAGGTGGATAAAATTGAATATCGGTAGTCAAATCAACTAAACATTTCATTTCAGATGAAAATGCATATTTATTATTGATTGTATCATGGGACCAATATAGAGGGCGTATTCCAAATGGATCATGACCAATTACAACTTGGTTAATTAATTTATCATAAATGATAAATGAAAATACACCGTCGAGTTTATGGATGAAATGGTTTAAATAATAGGAATGATAATCATTTAGTTTTGATTTCTCATACAAATGCAATATAATTTCACAATCACTTCCAGTTTCCAATTGAATATCTAATTCTTCAGCTAATTCTTTATAATTGTAAATTTCCCCATTGCAAATAAGTACAGTATTATCATTTTCTTTAAGTTTCATTGGTTGATTTCCCTTTTCATCTAATCCATTAATTGCTAAACGATGAAATAAAAAATAAATAAAATTAGTTTCATTTTCAATGATTAATTCATTCGTTGAATCTGGACCACGATGATTTGACCTCATACCACAACCTTTTAACTTTTCTAAATCTTCACGTGTAGAAGATAAATAAGCAAAAATTCCACACATTTATTTATTCAATATTATTAATTTAAGTTTTAAACATTAAAATATGCATTTATAATATATCTTACATGTCAGATAAATTTACTGTTGGTATGAAAGTATTATGGGAAAGTACGGGTCAAAAAAAAAAATATGGAACGATAATTGAATTAAAAGAGAAAGGGGCACGGATTAAAAATGAGAAAGGTCAAAAATATTTGAAAGGTTTAAAATCGCTTACTCCTGTTTGTAATTTAAAAGATATAGAAAGTGAGATTCAAGAAAAGAATGATAGATTAAAAGAATTAAGAAATGAAAGAAGAATATGTAAGTCAAAGGATTTCAAATATGGTGAAGATAAGATAACATTGAATGAATTAATTAATATTATAAAAAAAGAGAATAAAGAAAATGTAAAAGAATTTTTAGAATTATTTCCATCTACAGAAGATAGAGTTAAAGGTGTAAATGTTACAAAAAATCACGTCTATGAAGCACTATGGATCATTGTATATCTTAAGAATCTAGATGACAATACAAGAAAGAAACAATTTTTTAAGAGTTTAGAAAATGGAGAGCCTCAAACCGAAAAAGAAGTTTTAGAAGGTAAAGTTAATTCCGGTAATGAAGGTGGTATTGCTGATTTATATTTTGAGATAATTGATAAAGGTGATGAAATTATTAAAAATAAAAAAACTTCGTGTAATGGACAAGAAATATTAATACCCCATTGTGAAAATAAAACAATTCAATCATATAGTAAATACTTATTTTCATCGAAGTTTTATCGTAAAGTAAAAGGTGTAACTAATTATGATATTCAGGATATATATACAGAAGCAACTGAAAAAGGATTAAAAGAATTTAATATAGTTTTACTGGTTCAAGGGTCAAGGTATGAATTAGAAAAGAAAATGGATAAATCAAATAAGTCCCTTAGTAAACTATGTCATGCAATTTATGATATTGATAACTTAGACGATTATTATAAACAATTATTACATCAATTAAAACATAAAGAAGAATCTGATGATACAATCAAAAGGTACATACAACCTAGATTTCATCAAGAATATTTTATTGAATACACAAAAAAATCTATGGATAAATCTAAGAAATTTGTATGGGGTGCGGTCCCTCGTTCTGGTAAATCTTTTATGATAGGTGGATTAATTTCAAAGATTAAACCTAAATATGTTTTTCTAATATTAGGGGCAATTACAGAAACGAAAGATCAATTTATTAAAATGTTTAACGAGTATGACGATTTTTCAAATTATAAAATCCATGATTTACAACTATCTCATGGTAAACCCGTACATGCTGTTTTAGAAGGAAAACATATATTCGTTTGTAGTCAAGAAGCTATCCGAATGCACAATAAAAAAGGTTCTTTAGATCCAAAATTACTACATATATTTAAAGAAGAAAGAGATAAAATAGTATTTTTTGATGAGATACATCAAGGTTCTGGAGAAGGCTCACTCCAAGAAGATTTTTTAACAGAATTAGTTCTTGATAATGAATATAAAGCATTTGTAATGGTAACAGCTACATTTGCGAAACCATTATTAAAGTATATGAATAAAGGGAAGGGGGAAACTAAACTTATTCAATGGAGATATGATGATATTCATTTAATGAAAACAATTAATAAAAAAATTATTGATGATGAAACAGGAGAAGAAAAATTAGTTATTTATGAAAAGATTAAGGAAAATATACTTGAAGAAAATGACGGTATTCTAAAATTGAAGGTATTTAACGATTTACTAAATGAATACAATGGGCGAGGGATAAATCTGGAAAGGTTAGTGTTTGAATATCAAAAATATCCCGAATTAATTGTTTCAACTCCAATACTCACTAATATAGAGAACGATTTTGATAGCATTATTGTAGGTGGGAATATTGCTATTGATAAAATCTTTAAACCATTAATGAAAAAAAACCTGTCAGATAAAGATACTGCTACTAGATATATTCAATATATTCAAAAATATATTTATGAAAAATATATTTTACAGACATTAAATAAAGGTAACCTTTTAAGAAAACCTCATTCTGAAATATGGTTTTTACCCACCATTTTTAGAGGTAAAAAGGGAGATGAAGAAGTTAATGAAGAAGATAAAAGAGGTAAAAAGAGTCCATTTGGATATATGACAAAAAACTTTTCAACTTTACTCATGCAAAACGCGTGGTTTAGGGAAAAATATTGTGTTCTGATTCTACATTCCGTTGAATTCGGTAATATTGCGATTGATTTTATACAAGCAAAAGAAAAGGGTGGAAAACAAATTAAATGGAATGATGCCTCTGTACGCGAAACAGGGAATACTCAATGTATATCAACAATCTGCCCTAAATCAAAGATAGGCGTTAAAGAATGTATTTTAGAACAGGAAGCATGTGCGAAGGCACATGGTAAAAGTATTATTATATTGACCGGTAAAATGTTGCGTTTGGGTATAAGTCTTCCATGTGTTGATATTGCCTTGCATATGGACCCCATTCAATCTGTTGATACGATTTACCAAAGCATGTTTCGTGTATTAACTGAAAGGGAAGGGAAAACAGAAGGATTGTTTATTGATATGTTAACAACCCGGCAAATATCCTTCATGTATGAATATATGGATTATACTAGTAAAACGGAAAAAATTTTCAGTGGTCAAAAGAAAATGAAAAAATTATTGGAAAAGTTACTATTATTTAATTTTAATGGTATCAATTTTCAATCTGGTCAAGAATATCATAATTTATACAATCAACTGATGAAAGACTTTTCATTAGATGATATAAATAAATTCAATAAAAACATACGGAAAATTGATGTAAGTGAAGTTGATGATATGCTTCAGAATTTTGATGAAACTTTTATAGAAGAATTTCATGATCTATTAGTTGAATTAAAGATTAGGTATAAAGAAGATAAAAAGAAGAAAGGAGACGAAAAGAAAAGGTTAGGGGAGAGGAAAGGTTCGGATATGTCTCCCGATGAATATAGAGAAATTGAAGTGATGGGTCATAAGAAACCATTGAAGGTGAAAAAAACACCTGAGTTAAAAGAAAAATATAACGAAGTATCCAATTTTATCAATGATATAATCATTTTATTTGCATTATTTTTGTCTGATGCGTATGATGATATTCAAGATAATAAGGAATATAGAATAAAAATAATGAAAAGTTTAGATGATTTTTTTGAGAAAAAGATTGATGATATAAAAAAAGAATGTGAATCTTTAGACTTAGATGATACGAATGTTATTGATTGTCATTTTATGAATATAATAAAAAATAATGTTAAAAAAGATGAATTAAATGATAGATATAATGAGTTAAAAACCAATTTAAAAGGTTTCTTTGAAAATATTAAAAAAAATAATGAAGATAACTTTTTTAAGATCTATTATGGTAATATAGAAGATATGAAAAGAATAAAAAAATCTTCTCAGAATTTAAAAAAGGTTGAACCTTGTTCTAATGTTTTCATAAAAGATGAAAAAGTATTAGACGTTATCAGAAAACGATTAACTGTTAGAGAAGAGGAAAAAAATCTTTATGGTGAAGTATTTACACCTATAGAATTAATCTGTGAAATTTTCAGTCACATAGATAAAATAGATAAAAAAGTTTGGTCTAATCCTCAGGGGAAATGGTTAGATCCAACAAATGGTATTGGTAATTTCCCAGTTGTAGCATATTATAAATTGATGGATTCATTAAAAGATAAAATACCACAAGAGGCAGAAAGATCAAAACATATTATTGAAGATATGATTTACATGGTTGAATTAAATATAGTGAATGTCCGCGTTTGTAAAAAGATATTCAAAATGATTGATCCGAAAGCTACTCCGAATATAGTAAAAGGGGACTTTTTAGAGTTTGATTCAAAAAAGACATTTGGTATTGATAAGTTTGACGTGATTATGGGGAATCCGCCCTTTGACCATAAACCAACAAAAGACAATAATTTTTATGTAAAGTTTATAAAGAAGATAAAAAAGGATAATATTCTAGGGAAATATTTAGCATTTATAATACCTAACCGTTATTTACTACCAGGACATGAAGCAAACAAAGAAATTATTAAACTTAATACACTTGTTACAAATGTTTATGTATCTTCTTTTGAGGGTATAAGTACTCATATTGGATGGTTTATATCTTCTCCGGAAAACTACAGTGGGAAAACATTAGGAATATTTAATGAAAAAGAAAAATATATAAACCTTAATATTCCAACACCAACAAATAGTGGAGATTTAAACATTAAATTAATATCAGATAAGATATTAAACAGCAATAAAAAAAAAATAGAATTCATTAAAAGTAAAGATAAAAAGAATGCTAAAGGTAAATTATTATTTGTAAATAGAGTATGGAAGCGGTATAGTCCATTAAAGAGTAAAGGTGGTGATCACACACTACAGGTTAATATAGGTGATGATGGAAGATATATATCAATTGATAATATATCCGAAAATATATTAGAATGGTATTTATCTAGGTCTAATGTTATAAGGTTTATATCAAAAATATATGCGGCAAACTCTTTTGTCCCTGTATTTTTTTGGAGTTTCATACCTATGATACCAAAAAATATAGATACAGATAAAAAACTCTATAAATATTTTGAGTTAACACAATCAGAAATAGAAATAATAGAAAGTAATATTGATATAAAATCAGAAGAATTAGATCCCGATCCTGTACCCTGTCCCAACCCGGATGCTTCACAAGTATCAAGTAATTCTAGAACAAAGAAGAAATCAAAATCAAGATCAAAATCTAAAGAGAAGAAAAATAAGAAAAAAACACAATCACAAACACAGACACAAAAAAAGAAAAAAGGTGGAGGCAGAAAAAATAAGAGGACAATGCGGAAAAGGAGGAGATAATCAAACCTTAATAAGAATCCCCCAGTTTCCTTTTTCATAAAAACTCTTTTCAATCTTCTTTTCATCAACCAATGATTCTAATTCATTTTTTTTAAAAACATAATAATATCTTTTTCCTAAAAGATTTTGTTGTTTATCTTTCCAATCAACATAATTATCTTGTTTATTAAATTTTCTTCGAGAATCTTTTTCTTGTTCTAAAGCCCAAACAAGTACTAATATCTTTCCTCCCTTTTTTGTGACTCGTTCTAATTCTTGAATTGCTTTCTTTCTTTTTTCTGGTGTTGATAAGTGATGAATTACAGCAATACAAATTGTATAGTCAAATGAATCTGACTTATAAGGAATATCAAGAATATCTCCACAAATTACATTTAGATTTTTTTGCAGACAAATGTTAACTAAACTAGCACTAAAATCACAACCATAGTTTATACAATCTTTCTTATATAGCATATTTTTACCATTCCCACAACCAATATCTCCTATAATTGATCCTTTAGGGATAGTATCTAAAAAGTTTTCAACACATGTCCATGGACGATATCTTGTAGTATCAAATTCTTGAGCAATTTTATCATAAATATTTTTAACAAAGATTTCTTCAATTGACATAGTATTGAAATTAAATGTACTATAAAAAAATAATAAGGCATCAAATTTAACAACTAATATAGTTAGGTAATGCCGGTGCTATAAATGGAAAATGTTTGTGCAAGATATTGTAATCTATAAATAATTCTTCATGTTTATCAATATCTCTTATAGCAATTACCTTGAAGAGTTTATAATCATCAGAAATAATATCGGTATTTTTATTTAGAGAACAATGGTTAATGTATCTACCTTCATTAAGGATATAACTTTGGAACTTTTCTTTAGTAATTGGATTAAATAACATGATTGAATTATCTTTATAAGGGAATATATTTTCAAAAATAACATCATGTTTTTTATATTTTTTTCCAGAAAATAACCCTTGACCGTGTATATTTGACTTCGCAATATATGGTTTTTTAGGTAAGAATAAATACATTCCAATAACAACCATCAATAATAATAATATTAATCGTGTAATTTTTTCCATCGTAGTAGTATTCTTATATTATTATAGATATTATTATAGATATTATTATAGATATTATTATAGATATTACTAATTCAAATATCATTTAAAGAAAAATAATAATACTATATAAAAAGATGTCTTTCAAAGATAAACCTTTAAAAAAAATTATTGCAGATAAGAGAGTAACAATCGATGCTGTACATCAAGGAATGTCATCTAATTTTTCAGAAAATAAGAAAAAATATGAAGATGCAATGAAAGAAAAAGAAAAACTATTGGTTACTTATCAAGAAAATCCATCTGAAGAATTAAAAGAAAAATTGGATCAATTAGAAATAATTATTAATGATTATGATCCAAATGAAAGTATTGAATATTATCTTAATACAGGTGATTTATTAAATGAATATTATTCAAAAAAAGAAGAAACAATTGAAAATACAGAAATTACAGTTGTTGACTTCATGAATAAAAATAAAAATAAAAAAAAAGAAGAAAAATTAGTAAATAATTATATGAGATTGATTGATGATACAATTATTAAAGAACATTATGTTCAAGATATACATAATTGTCCTTTATGTTTGGGCAAATTAGTTTTAAAAAATGTGGATAGTTTATTAATATGCGAACAATGTGGATATACAGATTCAATTATTATTAATTCAGAAAAAGTATCTTATAAAGATCCACCAAGAGAATCTTCTTATTTCGCTTATAAAAGAATTAATCATTTTAATGAGTGGTTAGCACAGTTTCAAGCAAAAGAAACAACTGATATACCAGAAGAAGTATATAAAGGAATAATGAAAGAATTGAAAAAAAATAAATTCTTAAAAATAGATGATATTTCTTATAAAAATATGAGAGAAATTTTAAAAAAATTAAAATACAATAAATATTATGAACATATTCCACATATTATTAATATCTTAAATGGTAAAAAAGCCCCAATTTTAACAAGACAATATGAAGAACAATTGAGAATTATGTTTAAAGAAATACAAACACCATTCATGAAACATTGTCCTGAAAATCGTAAAAACTTTTTATCTTATTCTTACGTCCTTCATAAATTCTGTGAATTACTTGAATTAGATCATTTATTAGTTTATTTTCCACTCTTAAAAAGTAGGGAAAAACTTCAACAACAAGATATTATTTGGCAAAAAATATGTCAAACATTATTATGGGAATATATACCTAGTATTTAATATTTATCGTTGATAGTATTCATGTTTATCTTGTTGTACAATAACAACATATGGCATATATCTATCTAAAAGTACAAATGTTGTCGCCGCTAATAATCCAATATATATTGCATGTTCATTCATAATTGAACAATTTGGGATATAATACGTTGATGTTGTCACGATAGATAACATAAGGAAATATTTTAAGACATTTTGTAAATTTAGTATTTCAAACATAATTATATATATATATAATTAATATATATATAAATTATAAAAATAATATCTATTATAATTAATAAATGGGAGATTTTAAACAACCAATTAATGAAAATGGTTATATGAAAGATATATATCAAACGACACGTAATGAATACATGGAAAATAATGAACCAATTATATTTAATAATCGGCGTTCTTATTCATTAAAGGGTATTATTCAAGAAACTCCGATGAGCAATTTATTCTTTTCAGATATGAATGTAAAAGCAATTCAAATGACCATTAGATATAAAATTCATGAAGAAAAAAATAAAAAAATAGCCTTTCAATCGGAAAATGAATTGTTTGTAATTATGAGATCAATTTATTTACAATATGCAAATTCGGTCCTTACCTCGGATCAAATGATAACAAATTTAAGAACACTTAATAAAATGGTTGTTGATTATGCAAGTTCAAATATTGGTGATCAATTAGATCAATACGATGGATACCTTCAAAAAATATCGAGTGCTCCTGTACCAATGGAACATCCTAGAGCTGGAAATACAGATAGTTATACATATGATATGAGTAATATTCTCTTTTAATCAATTTCATCAACTACAGGCATTTCTGGATCACTTCCTTGATTAGGATAAAGTTTTGTCATATATGGTTGAACAAAAACATTAAATTCATCTTTTTTAGTTTTTAATTCTTCAATTGTGGTTTCAGTATTTTGTAACCATTGTTGATTTTCTTCGATTTTATCATTCATTATTTTGATTTCATCTTCCGATAATTTTTCTTTTACTTTTTCATTTGATAAGGTTGTTTTTGTTTGGAATAATAGATTTTCAAACTCATTTTTTGATTCAATATATTCTTGATGTTTTAAATCTTCTTCTTTAAATTCTTCTGCTTCTTTCACCATTCTTTCAATATCATCCGATGATAATCTTCCTTTATCATTTGTAATTGTAATATTTTTCTTATTACCAGAACTTTTATCTTGTGCTTCAATATCCATAATACCATTTGCATCAATGTCGAATGTTACTTCAATTTGAGGAGTACCTCTTGGCGCAGGTGGAATTCCTCCTAATTCAAAATTACCGAGACTATTATTATCTTTAGTCATGGTCCTTTCACCTTCGAATACTTGAATTGTTACGGCAGGTTGATTATCCTGATATGTTGAAAATGTTTGAGATTTTTTTGTTGGAATTGTTGTATTTCTTTCGATAATTTTAGTCATGACACCACCGGCAGTTTCAATTCCAAGGGATAATGGTGCAACATCTAAAAGTAATATTTCATCAGCCTTTTCATTTCCAGATGTTGATTTTGATAAAATTGCAGCTTGAACACTTGCACCATATGCTACAGCTTCGTCAGGATTAATATTTTTACTTAATTCTTTTCCATTAAAAAAACCTTTGAGTAATTCTTGAATCTTTGGAATCCTCGTTGATCCTCCAACTAATACAATATCATCCACTTGATTTTTCGCTACACCAGAATCTTGAAGTACTTTTTGAACGGGTTCCATACATTTCTGAAATAAAGACATACATAACATTTCAAACTTTGCTCGAGAAATTGATGTAAAAAAATCAATTCCTTCATAAAGAGAATCCACTTCGATTGATGCTGTTGCACTACTTGATAGAGTCCGTTTAGCCTTTTCACATGATGTCCTTAAACGCCTCAATGCTCTTTTATTTTCTGTAATATCATGTCTATGCTTTCTCTTAAATTCATCCGAAAAGTGTTTCACTAAAAGATTATCAAAATCTTCTCCTCCTAAATGGGTATCTCCAGCAGTTGCTTTAACCTCAAATATTCCATCATCAATGTTTAGTAAAGAAACATCAAATGTACCACCCCCCAAATCAAAAATTAAAACATTTTTTTCTTCACTTTTATTATCTAAACCATAAGCAATTGCCGCGGCAGTTGGTTCATTAATAATACGTAATACGTTCAAACCAGCAATCGCCCCTGCATCCTTTGTTGCTTGTCTTTGAGAATCATTAAAGTATGCAGGAACTGTTATAACCGCGTCTGTTACTTGTTCCCCAATATATGATTCTGCTATTTCTTTCATTTTTGTCAAAACCATCGATGAAATTTCTTCGGGGTGATATGTTTTCTTTTCATCTTTGTAAGTAACTTCAATTAAAGGTTTACCATTTTTTCCTATAACATTGAATGGTAAATGTTTTAATTCAGATTGTAAAATTGAATCATTAAAATCTCTACCAATTAATCGTTTAGCATCAAATACGGTATTTTCTGGATTCACAGAAGCTTGATTTTTTGCTGCATCTCCAATAATTCTTTCATCAGTAGTAAATCCGACATATGAAGGGGTTGTACGGTTTCCTTGATCATTCGCAATAATTTCACAACGATTATCTTTCCACCATCCCACACAACTATAGGTTGTCCCTAGATCGATTCCAATAGCTACCATAATTTATAATACAATAGTTATACTTTTTTAAGTAATTTATTTAAGAAACTAACTAAGATTATATTTTATGGATAATTATGGAGATTATATTCTCTCATTATTAAATAAAAAAATATTCATTAAACAATGGATTGATAAAAAATATCAAGATAAACCACTAATATTATATGGTAATTCAGGGATTGGGAAAACATTTCTTGCAAATTATATTCTAAGAGATTTTATCCCTATTACTATTAATATTGATTTCTGTAAATCTTCAAAAGTATTAGAAGATTATCTGAAAATGTCATTGTATAAGAAAAGTATTACAATGATGTTCGATAAAAAGGCTAGAAAAAAAGCTCTTCTATTTGATGATTTAAAATATATTCAAACAAATGATAAAAATTTATTTAAACAAATTGTTGATTTTTCAAAAAAAAAATCAAACTTTCATGTCATCTATATTTTTCAGAATATTAATCATAAAACAGTACAAAGTATTTATAAGAAATGTTTTCCAATTAATTTATCACTAACTAATGGTCAAATAAAAAAAATACTTGAAAAATATTATCCTGTTTCTAATATTAATCTAAAAGAATTAATTAAAAATTCATCCAATAATTTCAATACAATTAAAATAAATATTGAATTTCATAAAACAAATACTAAATCAATTGAAAAATATGAAAAAAAATATGATGATCTTTTTGAATCCATTGAAACAATCTATCATAGTAAAACTTTGAATGATTATTATCGTTTATCGATTAATGATTATATAATTACTTCTTTACATATATTAGAAAATTGTATTTCATGGATTTTTAATAATAAACAACTATCTTATCAAAAGAAAATTAATTTAATTCAACAAATTTATCAAATGAATTGTTTTGGAGATTTCTTTTATTTTAAAATACATCAATTAAATGATTGGGAAATAATTAATCATATACTAACATTCTCAGTCGTTTGTCCATTAAGATTGTTATCGATTCAAAAAATTAAAATAATAAATAAAACATACAATAAATATTTAAGTCGTTCTATTATTTATACATACAATTTAAAATTATTAAATAATCATGGATTAAACACTACTATTTTATCAAAATTGTATACTCTTTTTGAAAATAAAAATTATGATCAATTAGTAGTATTAATCAATAAGTATCAACTTACAAAAAAAGTTTTTGAAAAGTTTAGTAAATATTTTTTTGATTCGGTTTCAAAAAAAGAAATTCAAAAAATATTTAAGAATAATAGTACTCTTCTATTTAAATGAAACTTACTTACTTTAATGGACGAGGACTTGCAGAAACATCCCGTATTCTTTTTGTCATCAATGGTGAAGAATATGAAGATTTCCGTTATCCGTTAGAAGTTATTGATATGTCAAAATATGAAATGAAAAAAGAAGAATTTGATACGGATAAAGCAGATGGAAAACTTGTAAAATCTCTTAATAAACTACCATTTCTGGAAGTAGATGGTGTCACTATCCCCCAATCAAAGAGTATCGAACGTTTTCTTGCTCGAAGATTTAATATGATGGGTTCAAATGATCTAGAATCTGCTCAGATTGATGCTATTTGTGAATCTGTAAGGGATTTTAAGGAATTGTATCAAACAGTCCGTAAGCTCCCAGAAGAAGAAAAAGATGCAGGTATGAATGAATGGTTTACTGTTACACTTGTTGAGAGATTAACTTTACTTGAACATCAACTCACTGGGAGTGAAGGATTTAGTGTTGGAACTACATTGTCTTTGTCAGATGTTGTACTTTATTCATTTATTACACAATTCTTTGATAACAAGGAAGCTTCATACAATGCAACACTTGTTTCTCCAAAGATACGTTCAGTGGTTGATAATGTTGCGTCACATGAAAAAGTAAAAGCTTGGCTAGAAGTCCGACCTAAGACTTCTTTCTAAGTGATTTTTTATAGTTATCAAAATCTTTTTTAGTTAATTCATATCCCCAATGTAATAAAACTTGTCGAATAACAGGACTAACACTTGGATCATTATATTTTTTCTTTTTTTTTATAATCTCATTCATTAATCTTCTTCTAAAACGACCGTTTGGACCTGCAAGGGCTAACCATCGTTTTATTTGTCTTTCATCGTCTTTTGTCCTTCTTCCTTTGTAGTACCGACAATACCATTGAAACCATCCATAAGGATCTTGTTTAACAATCCATCCACTATCTTCCCAATCTTCTAAAGAACTACCACATTTAACCCCATATTTATTCACTTTTTTGTCATATTTTTCAGATGTAATCATTTTTTCAATATCCATACCTTTAAACCAATCTTTAAATTCCCTGATAACATTTCCGGATTTATAATGTTTTCCTGTAATTGAAGAATAAATAGGACGAAAGTATGTCCCTCCAAATGCACCATATTTAAATACTTGTTTTGGTGATTTATTTGGTTTAAATTGCTTTCTAATATCTTCTACCATAACTATATATTTAAAATTATTTTTATTTAATATTATTTTTGGATGTGCAATTCGTACCATCCATATTCTTTCCCCAAATGATCTAATTTCATTGCACTTAACCACCCAATTACAGCCCCCAATGTATCTCCTAAAGCATTTATTCCTAATTCTTCTAATTTTTTACCATCTCCAGGCCATATATCTTTAAAATATTTATTAATTATATTGACTCCCATAGGTGTAATTTCAAATATTTCATATAAGGTGTGGATAATAATAAAATTTTTTAAGCTAACCCCCCAATAATAAAATAAAATACCAACTGCAAAATGTAAATATACAAATTGATCTAAAAATCTATCTTGTTGTCCCATCAATTATATAATATTGTAATATTATATATGGGAAAGATACATTCAAAAAAAAGATCAAAAAAGATAACTTTAACATCCAAAAAAAGGAAATTGGTAAGTCCTTCTTTAAGAGTTGAAAAAAATAAAAAAAGTAGTTTTCCTAAAATATATGTAATTAATCTAAAAAGAGATAAAAGTAAATGGGAAAAATATAAAGGAGATTATAATAAAGGTTTAATTGATCGTTATTCTGCTTGTTTAGGTGTTGATCCACAAACAAAATATAAATCAGAATTTAAAAGAAATGAAGAAAAATTACAAATTATGTGGAATGCGGCTAAAAAAAAGAAAAAATGTACCGCTGGAATATTAACTTCTCATCTAGGAGTAATTAAAAAAGTTCATCAATCAAAATCAAAATTTCCAGAAAATGGTGTTCTTATTATCGAAGATGATGCTCAAGTTAATTTTTCAAGGCTTAAAAAAGCAATGAAAAAAATTAATAACTATAAAGATAGTATTATTTATTTTGGTGGTACCCTTCATCCACCAGATACATTTAAAAATAAGAAATGGTATGATACAATTGATTCATTAAGGAAAACTTTTCAAAAAGAAAAATTTAATACAATCGATTCTTCAAAATATCGTATTTTAGGTGGTCATGGATATTACTTTCCAACATGGAAAACAGTTGATGATTTATTAAAAAAAATTGAAAGTAAAAATAAAGTACGTGCCCTTGATAGTGAAATGGTTAAATTACAAAAATCTGGATTTATCAAATACTTCTATTATCCAGCAATCAGTTATTTAAACATTGAAGATGCAAAAAAAGGAATTCATGCTGGATACTTTGATAATGAAAGAACAATGGAATATTATTAAACTTTTAATATTATCTTAAGATTCAAAAAAATTAAAATAATTAAAAATAATAATACTGAAATGATTCCAATTATACATTTGAAAAAATAAGGATATATTTCATCGAGTGTATATTTAATAATTGGACGTAATAAATCTTTTTTAATGAGTAATATATTTTCTTCTTTTTCTATTTCTTTTTTAAAGTTTTGCAATATATTATTTGTTATTGTAGATAGATCCATCTATATGATTGAATATAAAATTTTAATCTAATCATAACACATATGGATTTTCTTAAAGATCTATTTAAATCAAATAAACAAGTTGTTGAAAAACAAAAAGAAATGAATCAAACAATCGCAAGTTTCATTAACAAGAAAAAAAATAATTTTGATGAATGTGTGATTTGTTTGGAAGAAATGAAAGAAGGGGATACACTCTCTATTATCTATTGTTCTCATATATTTCATAAAGAATGTATTGATATGTGGATCGAGAAAAAAAGAATTTGTCCTTTATGTGATCAATCTTTTTAAATAATATATATTATATATTATTATGGATACAATTGTATATGTTATCATAGGTATCTTTGTATTATTTTACATTATTGATAAAAAAGCATTAGTAAAACCTACTATCGAACAAATTAGCATTGATGAGGATGGTTCATTAATTAAACAAGTTTTAACTTATGAAGAGAAAAAATTAGAGAGAAGAAATGAATTATATAAAGATATATTAAAAGGATTACAAGAAATTAATCCTTTAAAAACTTATCGTATTTGGACTTATGTTGAAATTCCAAGTGATAACCGTAATATTCAATTATCATATACAAAATTAAAAATACCCGTCTATTTTAAAAAATGTATTGAACAAATGAAAAAAAATGTACCAGAACTAATTATCCTTACACCATTAAATATAAAAGAATATTTACCTGATTTTGATATTGAAATGATCCATGGTTCATCAACACCATTAAAATTAAGGGTAGATATCCTTTTTGCAAATATTTTAAAAGAATATGGTGGTCTATGTGTATCTCCTGGAACGATTGTATATGATCTAAATCAAGCACTTAATTTATTACATAATTATGAAATGGTTACATTTGGTAGTAATCCATCAATTATACAATCTCAAAACCATATCTATTTTCCTAATTCATATGTAATTGGGTCACAAAAAGGTACTGTTTTTATTAAAGAATATTTAAGGTATTTACAAATGCTTAAAAAAGATAAATATCATTATAATATCAAAATATCGTCAAGTAGCGATATCCTTTCTCATTTATTAGAATTACATAAACCAACACAATATCATTTTGGTACAGAATATGATGGAACGTATAATTCAAAACACCAAGTTATTTCTCTTAATGAATTAATGGGTACATCTCCACTTGATTTCTTAAATAAAAATAAATTAATGGTTGTTACAATTCCGTATGATCGTTTATTAACACATTCAAAATACAAATGGTTTTTTAATATGTCAGAAATACAGTTCCTTGAATCTAATCTAATACTAAAAAGTCTACTTCTAAAGGATATTTAAAAACAAAATTTGAATAATAATTATAATATTTAACTAAAATAAACCATATGGGTATTAAATCACTGACTCAGACGATTAAGAAGTTTTCTCCAGAATCGATTACCAATGAAAATCTATATAAATTATCAGGTAAGAAAGTTGCTGTTGATGCAAGTTTAATTATTTATCAACAATTATTAAGTAATCAAAAAAAATTCTTCTATAATAAAGAAGGAAAAATTACAAACCATATTACAGGTTTGTTCTATAAAATTATGAATTACATTACACTTGATATAGAACTAATCTTTGTATTTGATGGAAAACCACCTGATAACAAACAAGATTGTATTCAAGAAAGAAAAGATAAATCAGAAAAAGCAAAATTAGAACTTGAAACAAAAGTATTGGGTCAAGAAGAAAAATATAAATTAGAAAAAGCATGCACAAGAGTAACAAAAGAAATGGTAGATGATGTAAAAACTCTACTTGAATTAATGGGAATTACATACATTCATCCTGAAATAGGAGAAGGTGAAGCTTATGCAAGTGAATTATGTAGAATGGGTGTTGTTGATTATGTACTAACTGAAGATATGGATTCGTTAGTTTATGCATGCCCAAATCTAATCAGAAATTGCGTTGATAAAGATCTAAAAAGAAAAGGTGTTGTATCTATTTTCAATTACGAAAAAATTATTGAGGGACTTAATATAAACCATGATAAATTCATCGAGTTTTGTATCCTTTGCGGATGTGATTATTGTCCACAAGTACCAAAAGTAGGTAATATTACAGCTCTTAAACTAATTCAAAAATATGGCACAATTGAAGAAATAATTAAATATACAAATTATCAATTTCCACCTAATTATTTAGAAACATTTCATTATGCAAAACAGAATTTCCTACAATATTATGATAAAATTAATATTGATGATTTAGAATTTCATTCTTCAGAAAAAAATATTGAAAAATTATTTTCATATTTAGTGGATGTAATTAATATGAATGAAAAAAGAGTTCAAACTACATTAAAAAAATTTAATACTATTTATAAAATTGAATAGATTATTCGATTTTAATTAATGTTGTACTTTCTGTCTTAGGATTAAGCTTTTTAATTTCTTCTTTTTTTTCTTCTTTCCTTTCTTCTTTATATGTACAATTATGTGAATGTGTATAACGATGTAAAGAACAAAATATTCCTTTACATGGACATGTAAAGTGTATTAATCCCGTTTTTTTATTGCAAAAGGAACATCTTGTTTTTGCCATTTCTTATTATATTTAATTTTTTATTCCATTACTTTTTTAAGTGAAAAATTAAATCAAATTTTAATATTAAATAAATGAAAATCCCCATCCACGGAATAAATTATCATACCTTTTCTGTGTAATTAATTCACTTCCTCCCGCACATAAATAAATACCATCATATGCTAAACTAGATGTTTTTTTATCACCTCCTTTTTTATCTTTTTCCCCTTTATCTTCATCCTTATCTTCATCCTCATCCTCTGACTGCTCCTCTTGTTCATCCTCATCTTCTGACTGCTCCGCTTGTTCATCCTCATCTTCATCCTCTGACTCTTCCGACTGCTCCTCTTGTTCATCCTCATCCTCTGACTGCTCCTCTTGTTCCTCTTTCTTTCCATTAATTTTATCCATAATTGATTTTGTTTTTTCATCATCCTCATCCTCTTCTTCATCAGTTGTTTCAATCATTATTTCATTATTTTTTTTATCTTGTTCTGTATCCCAGACAACTTTTTTGTCAATTAATTCCCCTACTTTATTATCATTTTCATCAAAAATGTAATTTAAATCATCTAATTTATGTTTGTATTTAATGTTATTAATAATGATAGTTTCATACTCTTCCTCTAAATTATATTTATCTGTATCATTAAAAAATCCATCTTCTTCATCAGATGTTTCATCGCTATCTCCTTTTTCATCAAACCATTCTTTTATTCCTCCCGGATATTCAACTACATTTGAAAAACCAGCATTCATAATATGGTTTGCTAAGTTTTTTGAAGCATTACAAGATTCATCGGCACAATAGGTAATAATGGGTACATCTTTGATACTTATCTTATCTTCATCAATTAAATCTTCTAAATCAGGATATTTTTTGAGGTTGTGTTCAATAAAGGCTTGTACTTTTTCACCTCTATTATTCTTATTTAAATTTCCAACTGGTAAATTTAATGTCTCTGGTATTGATTTTTCATTATGGTCTTCTTCGGATAAAGCATTAATAATAATATGATCTTTTGATTTTAATGCTTTTGTAAATTGTTCCTTATCTAAATGGCAATAAACAACATGGGTTTTTACTTCTAAACTCCATACATTATCTTTTGTAACTGTTGTATAATGTACGTGTCGTGGATAACTAATACCTTCTACACGATAAGGTTGAGGACAGTTTAATACTAATTCCGCTTTACCTTCTTTATCCGATTTTGTTACACCTGAGTTTGATTCATCTCCATATGCTGCTTCCGGTCCATTAATCTCAATTTCTTTGTTTGATAATGCCGCCCAATAAAATATCCAGGTTCCTTCTTTTTTACCATTTTTTTCATAGACTTCTACTTCAACTGGTATGCGAACTTCGATTTCTGATATTTCAGGAGGATCTTCTTTTAATTTTGTTTTATTTGGGTTAAATTTATCTTCGCGATTTAATAATTTAGGTAAGCGGGAATAATTACCCGCTTTTTTATACCACATAGGTATTTCATGATCCATATCACTTTCTAAATCATCAATCGCATTTGATGTACAATCAAGACATTTTTTTGCCATTATTATTCTTATATAATAATAGATATTTTTTAAAACCACTTAACTTGAATGTGATCTTTCAATATTTCTTTTGAATTCTTTAAAATAGTTTCATATTTACTATCCAATGGAAAATTTATTATATCTGCAATTTCTTTTCCTACGTTAGTAGTATATCCAACAACATAACAATTGTGATCTTTTTGAAAGGTTGTGCCTTGTTCTACCCATTCTTTATGGAGTATCAATACGCAATCATGGTAAATAGCTTCTAAAAATGTATATTGAGTTCCTCCACCATCACCTTTAATAATTGACATATCTACAATAAATTTACAGTCATTCAATAAATTTTTCCCTTCATGTGATAAAGGTAATGTTTTAGGAAATTTCCCATGCCAGTAATCATGAAAATTTAAATCTTTTAATTTGTGGTGTACATATAAACGATTCTCAGCTCCAAAAATTTGTATTTTTTTATCTTCAGCAGTTATCAGTTGATTTGCTTCTAAAATTAAATCTGTATGCTTGTCAAAATCAATTCTAGAAATTGATAATGAATAATAATCGGATGGTTCTGATTCATCTTTTAGATATTCATAAAATGGATGGGGTAAAAAATCAGCATCAATATTGTACTGGTTTTTTAAAAATTCTTGAACAGTCTTCCTTATTGTAATTATCTTAAAACGTTTGATATTTTTTACGATAGCATTTTCTTTCCCCTTTAATTCAGTTGGATCATGAATAACTAACATTGTTCCTTCAGGAAATTTATCTAAATATTCCCAATAATGTTTATCAACAGCCGTAATTAGTAAATTTTTTTTTGAGATTATTTCATCTATTTTCATATTTTGATATCCAACACCATAACCATATTTTCTCGTATTCTTTTCAGTTTTCTTTCCGACTTTAAATAATTCACAATTATATTTTAAACATAAATGTGCAGTAAAAGTGACCCAACCACCATAAATAGGTTTCGCCATGTAAATTAAGTTTAACATTTTATAATTAGTATAAATTAATATTCAGTATTTAACGATAAAATAAAGGAACATTACCATGTTCAACAAAATTACGTACTAATTGTCCAAATGGTAGATCTCCGCCTGTCTGGAATGGTTCATATGTTTGTTTTGCAAATAAATATCCCAATACAAAAAGTAAAAATAAAGTTAAATATTCTTTGTTATTCATTAATATAATATAATATAATATAATATAATATTAAAAAAATGATACAACTACATTCTTAACATCTTTATCACTATTTTTTTCTCCACCACCTTTAGTTAAATTATCAAAAATAACATCTTTATGTTGTATCGCATTGTCTATTTCTTCACCTCCACCTTTTTTTGATCCTATATAGGCGATTGCTTTTTTTATTTTTTCAAGATCTTTTTCTATTTTCTTTTCTTCTTCTTCCCCCTCTTCTTTTTCTATTATTTTTTCTTTTAATTTATCATTCATTTCTATGAGTTCTTCCTTATCGGTTTTATATTCTTCAATACTTTCTTTTAATTCATTTTTATCGTTTTTACATTCTTCTACTTCTTCTTTTAATTCAGTTTTATCGTTTTCACATTCTTCTACTTCTTCTTTTAATTCATTTTTGTCGTTTTCACATTCTTCTACTTCTTCTTTTAATTCATCCAATTCTTCTTCATCCAATTCTTCTTCATCCAATTCTTCTTCATCCAATTCTTCTTTGCCACCGTTAATAATAATATCCTTAATTTCTTCAATATGTTCTTCTTTTTCAAATGGATTTTCAATAGCATCGTAGATACTTGTTTTAGGTACTAAACTACTAAATTTTAAACGATTTTGAAAATGTTCATTTTTTAGTAATGAACGTGTATATAAAAAATTATTTAGAAGCATAATTATAATATTATTTATATTTTAAATGTCTAAAAATATTTTAAAACAATACAAAGATAAAGATAATCTTGAAGTTGGACTAGATGAAGCTGGTAGAGGGTGCTTATTTGGACCTGTTTGTATTGCAGGTGTTATATGGCCAAAAAAAGATCCCGAAATTTCAATGGAAATTAAAGACTCAAAGAAATGCACAGAAAAATATCGTCTAAAATGTTTTGATTATATCAAAGAAAATGCAATTGCATATTCAATACAATTAATTGATAATGATACAATTGATAAAAATAATATTTTAAAATGTTCTTTGGATGGTATGCATCTTTGTTTAGATGAATTATCAGAAAATCACACTTTTAATAGTATTTTAGCAGATGGTAATCATTTCCCTTCGTATTATAGTAAAGAACAAGATGATTTTATTAATCATGATTGTGTTATTAAAGGTGATAATACTTATAAGAGTATTGCCGCAGCAAGTATTTTAGCAAAAACATATCGAGATAATTATATTCTTCAACTTGTCGAAGAATATCCTGAACTTAAAAAATACAATATTCAAAAAAATAAAGGTTATGGTACTAAACAACATATGGAAGCAATAGAAGAATATGGTGTTACAGAATGGCATCGTAAATCATTCTCACCTTGTAAAGACAAACCATTTAATCAAATGAAAGAATAACTTTTTCTGATTCTCGATTTTTTGTCAACATATCGATTTGCTGCGGAATTACTTGATAAAATAATTGCTTTTTTCCTTTGTTATATTTTTCTTTTGAAATTAATGTATGGTTATGTATTTTTAAAAATTGTCTTAAAATTGTAATGCATTTTTTTTCGTTTAAATCAGATAAGTACTTTTTTGCTTTACATGGAATATAATATTTTGATAATTCATTCACATTTTCTTCCATTTTTTCAACTGTTTTTAAATCAATTAAATTATTTCTTGTAAATGAATGGTTGTCATTAATGTCTTTTATACCGAATAATTCTAATAATTTTTTTGTAAATTGTAAATCCGGCGAAATTTTAAATAATTGATTCTTCATATTTTATAAATTATTTAATTTTTGGAAAAAAATATTAATTAAAAAAATCATTTTATTTTTAAATTATTTTAACGCTTTTATAGATTTTGATTTTGATTTCTTACTCGATTTAGTTTTCGATTTCATCATTTTAAAAATTTGTTTCCTCTGTGCAAAACACCCTGTAATATATTTATAATCATCCTTTAAAGTTTTTGACTGAGAAGAACTAGCACGGTCTGGATGATTTTTATTAATCCATTTTACAGTTTTTGATTGATTTGTCAAACCATATTTTTTGAATAACTTCATACATTTAGAATTCGGGTTGTGGACAGAAGGTTTATTTGATTTTTTGGATGATTTACTCTTTTTATTCTTTTTTTTACCTCTTCTACTCTTTTTACTCTTACTACCTCTTCTACTCTTTTTACTCTTACT